TATTCTAGCCATGATGCGGTTAGCTACTTGGCGTTAATGATTGGTATGAACAGAAAGACCGTTAGTAAAGGTATTCAGAATTTGATGGATTTAGATATTATTTGGTGTGCTATTGATGGGGAGAAGAAAGTATTGCGAAGCCTAAAACGTGGGTTGCAACATAAGCATTTTTTGTTTGTTGGTTTGGGTGTGATGTTAGAGGAAAGCCAAGAAGGGTGATTACTTTAGGGGGAGTTGATAATATCACCCCTCAAGGCTTTCTGATCGGTTAAAGTTCTTGTTTAATTAATTTTACATATAACTCATGATCTTTTCTAGTCATCATGATTTCAACTCTTCGCATATTATCTTTTTTATCATTGCTAAACTTAGCGGTGATTCTTGAAAGTTCTGGGTACTTTCGTTTTAAGTATTTCATGTCTTGCTTCATAGTCTCGCCTTAAATAGTAATATTAATAAATGTATCTGGTCATCTCTTAGACCTCTTAAATGCTTTGGTATTGTTCTTCTATCTATTTTCATTATTTATTACCCCTCTTTACATATCTATAGGTTTCAGGATTCCATTCGGCATCTAAAAGCTTTGTTAATTCCCATCTAAGACTGCTTAAGTTGTGAACATCAGACAGCCATAAATCATTAGTCTCATGCAAAGTATTTAACATGCTATCAAGTTTATTTATAAACTTAAATAGATCATCATATTCGCTGTTGGTCATTTCTATAGTTGTTTTGTTTTTTAGTATTTTTGTTTTCATTAGTCTTGATCCTCTTTGGTAATTATTAAATATGCTCCATGTAGGCAAAAAGCCATAAATGAAAGCACGATTAGAATTTCTATACAGTTAATCATCCTTGCACCTCCTCTTTAATTAATCCGCTTCTTCTCATTATGTCCTCAACAGTATCAACAATATAAATGAATTCACCTTGCTTCTCTTCTGTGCGAACCTCTGCTCCGTTCTCGTCTATTGTCCAAATTTCATCTAAAGATGAATACTCTAAAATAAAATTTGAAAGCTCTCCGTATAGCTCAACCCATGTTTCTGGTGTTACCTTGTTCATTGCGTCACCTCCTGTACATTTAGAACTTGCACATCATCCAGAAAAAAATCAGATTCTATTGCATTTAAAACACAATTTTCTTCTAAATGGTCGCCACTTGGACAAACCAAGTCATCCGCTGTGTCAACTTTTACGTTTAATGTTATTTGCACTGTCTTCATTGTGTTTGCTCCTCTATATGTGTGTTTTGTATTGACCAATTGCGATAATCAAAATCCTGTTTATATTCTTTTGGGTAGTCTGTTCCGCCATAATCATAAACTAAGTTCTCGGCCTGTTCTTCGGCCTGCTCCTGTGTTTCTGCTTCTATGGTAACTAAAACCCTTTCTTCAAAAAATATTGGTACGCTGTATGTCTTCATAATTCCCTCTAGTTTTTTAAAAAATGGTTAATAAGATAAGAGCCGTGCCACGCTTTTCTGTTGCGTGGCTTCTCTATTAGTTTGGTTATTAGTTGTTTAAATGTCATGTTATGCCACCCCTTGATTGTTCATATAAAGGTAATCATTAACAATCTCTTCGCCTATGATGTAGGCATACATATTAACAACCGCTTCGGGGTTCGATAAGTTTGTATGAACTTCGCCAAAGTTCCAATTCTCATAATCTTTTACAAAGCCAATGACATCAAATGCTTTATCGCCTAGCCATTGTTTAGCCTTATAAGATCCAATTATAAAATAATCAGTATTAAAGCAATTATGATGTAGATCTTCTGTCCATGTGTCCGCTTCATGCTCCTTGTGATAATCAAGGTTATCATTTAGATAATCTAAAAAATATTGTTCTATTTCTTTTCTTTTGTAGTCCATGTTTGTTACCTCCTAAAGTAATATAATTGTTCTCGACTGTTTGAATTGTTACACAAAACTACTTATATATCAAACACTTACAGTAAAAAACTTAGGGTTTTTGTGAAGAATGCTGTATTATAGGGATTTAAGGAGCATAAAAAAAATCAGTTATGGAGCAAAAAACACCTAAAAAAGACAATAAATCTCTTAAAAAGGGCGGTAGAAAGAAGATTAATATTGATCTGGAACAAGTTGAGAACTTAGCATCAAGAGGGCTAGGAACTACCCAGATCGCCCGTGCTTTGGGCGTTTCATGGAATACTATTGATAGAAATAGAAAGCGAAGTGTAGATTTTGAAGATGCTATAAAAAAGGGGAAAGCTCGTGGACTTGCCCAGGTGACAAACTCTCTCTTCACTTCCGCCACTGATGGCAACGTTACCGCCCAGATATTCTACTTAAAGAATCAAGACGCGAAGACATGGAAGGATCGCGTTGAGAATGTACACGCAACAATAAACTTAAATGATGTTCTATCTGGTGCTAAGGATAGATTGCACGGATATAGTACGGATAGATTAAAGGCTAAGGAAATAAATCCCTTACCTACAACATCTAAAGAGAAGAGCAGTCTGGTAATTAATCAGACTAATAAGAAAAAGAATAAATAAATGGCGGTTGTTGCTCCTCCTCATGGCAACAGCGTTCAAGGGTTCGCCAATAGGTAGAATATTTGTTAGATGCTCCAGCAAATATGATGCTTATACCCCCCCTTGATTTTTTCGCACGGGGTATATTACGTGTAACCCTTGCGATAATTTTTTTTAATTTTTTTGAATTTTTTTTGGAGCAAAATATGAAAGAGGCAATACGAGAAATCTTAGCAATACTTAGCATTGGTGCTGTAGGCAACATTGCAATATTTTTAATACTGGTACATATATGAAATACGGAGCAGAACAAGAAAAGGAATTGATGACCGAGATATGGTCGCCCTACATAAAAGATGATCCATACAACTTTGTAAAGTTTATCTTTCCTTGGGGACAGAAGGACACCCCCCTTGAAGACTTTGAAGGCCCTAGGAAGTGGCAAGAAGAAATTTTAAAAAAAATGACAGTCCACATCCAACGTAACCAAGGACGTGTTGATCCCGAAATGTTTAGATTAGCTGTAGCATCTGGTCGTGGTATCGGAAAGTCTGCACTTGTCTCCTGGCTAATACTATGGATGCTATCCACACGACTAGGCTCAACCATAATCGTAACTGCTAACACCGAACAACAGCTTAGATCAAGAACATGGGCGGAACTAGGTAAGTGGCTAACCCTAGCAATAAACAATCACTGGTACTCTAAGACAGCCACCACAATTAAACCAGAAGGTTGGTTTGAAGAAGCGCTAAAAAGAGATCTAAAAATAGACACTGGTTACTACTACGCCCAAGCACAGCTTTGGAGCGAAGAAAACCCAGACGCGTTTGCTGGTATTCACTCCTCCTACGGAGTTTGTTTGATTATGGATGAAGCATCAGGTATTCCAGCACCCATCTATTCTGTCTCCGAGGGTTTCTTCTCCGAGCCAACTGAAAACCGTTACTGGTTTACCTTCTCCAACCCTAGAAGAAACTCAGGCCCTTTCTACGACAGCTTTACATCTAAACGTAAGTTCTGGAATCTAAAACAAATAGACTCACGAACTGTAGAGGGTACTGACCAAAAACTTTTCCAAACTATGCTAGAGCAGTACGGTGAAGATTCTACCGTTGCAAGAGTAGAGGTACTCGGAGAGTTTCCAAACTCTGATGACGATTCAGTCATACCAATGGAACTTGCTAGAAACGCAGTAAACAGAGATGTATCACTAACTGCAAAAGCACCAATCATCTGGGGACTAGACGTAGCACGTTTTGGTGGAGACAACTCAGCACTTTGTGTACGACAAGGCAACACAGTTTTTGAAATTAATACTTACAAATCGATGGATTTAATGCAATTATGCGGTGCAGTTAAAAATAAGTTTGATGACTGCACAGTTATAGAAAGACCAGAAGAAATACTTATTGATGTTATTGGTCTTGGTGCAGGAGTTGTAGATAGACTAGCGGAACAAAATTTACCAGTAAGAGGTATCAACGTAGCCGAGTCACCATCGTCAAAGAAAAACTATCTCAACCTACGAGCTGAGTTATGGTTTGCTATTAAGGATTGGTTGGCGCTGCGTAATTGCCGACTTCCTAATGATGATGAGCTTGTATCAGAATTGGCAGCGCCTTCTTACAAATATACATCAACAGGAAAAATAAAAATAGAGTCCAAGGATGAAATGAAAAAAAGAGGAATCAAGTCGCCCGACAAAGCAGATGCACTTGCATTGACCATGGCATCCTCGGCTGCAAGTTTTAGTGGAGGAGAGAACTTTTTAGGGTATAATTTCAAGAAACCATTGACATCAAGAAT